TTCCGACAAGGTCGCCAGTTTTCGTCTTCGATGGCATCAATATTATCAATTCTCAAATCGTTAAGCATAAGTCACCCGTTATACTCCACACATACCTTCGCATTCCTCTATAAAAAAGTTTAGTTGACCTCTTTCTTCAGCATTACGAAAATCAACTGATCTTAAAGGCTTTAAGGTCTGGTGCATGTATTGTTTGAGTTTAAACTTTGGCATAGTTCTTATCTTTTCATCTATTTTGCAGGTTTCCTCGAATTCTTCAGGGTAATTATTCTTGATCTCTCTCCATGACTCATTAGAATGGTAGGGACAGCCTAAACATGACGACTTCGGTGGTACGATGTAGCCTTTATTTTTTAGCCAATCCTTGCAATCTTTTCTACTCATTCTTAAGTCAATCAGAGGCCAAGTGTTTTGAATATATTTTACCCTGCTAGGTTTCATTCTGGCCCATTCATCTGTGCTAATGCCTATTTCGCAGATAACCGGATTGCCTTTAGATGAATGGGGCTTACAGAACTTTTGAATTGGTCGAAGTTTAAACTCATTGGTGCATTGTCTCCTTCCCATTCCTCTGTTTTCAGTAAAAAATGGGATTGCAGTAAAAACATTAGAATTTTCATTCAATAGCTCGTCCCTTAAATTCCCCTTAGCAACCCTCACAACTGGGAATGATAGATATTTTTCCAACCAATCCAAATGCTTATATACTGCTTTAGGCTCCCATCCGGTATCAGCAAACACTGCATAATCTGGAGGCTTAATCTCTCCATGATGTGCCAGAAGAGCCAAAGTGGTCGACTGTATCCCTGCCCCTAACGATATAATTTTCATAATGTATCCTAAAAACAAGGGTTTCAATATCCCTTATTTATTCCCTACCCGTAGTAATCCCACATAACTCCTTCAGGTTTAGACCTGTCGCTATCAACGTGGATGTAAGACTTGCCTACTCCTATCCGTACAAACCCTGCGTACAAAAGTGCCCTAATAATAGAAAATCTCTCTATAGATCCGTTCGCTGAAATGTCTGCTGCCTTCCCAACAAGATGGGCACTCGTGCCAACACCTCCTACACGCCTATTATTGA